GGCGTACTCGGCCACGGGGATGGCCACCGCGCCCCCGGTCTGCGCGGCCTGCTGCACCTGTTCGGCCACGGCCGGGCTGATGGCGGCCACCTGCTCGGCCAGGCCGGACTGCATCAGGGTCTGGCCGTCGATGTAGACCGACTGCAGCGGGCCGTCCTCGGTGGCCTTGGCGACGAACTCCTGGAACGTCTCGGGGCTGCGCTGCAGCACCTTGTTGGCTTGGGCCAGGGTGTTCAGCTCTGCCAGCACCTGGTTGCGCAGCTCGGCCTGCCGGGCTTTCTCGGCCTGGTAGTCGGCGCGGTTCACCGCCCAGCCGGCCGCCTTCACCGTGGCCACCTGGGCGCCGCCGCCCACTGCCGTCGCGATGGCCGTTTGTAGCGCCGCGTTCGGGCGCGCGGCCAGGTAGTCGCCGAATGTCTTGTTGGCGTTCTCGGGCAGCACGGCCCATTCGTTCAGGTCTTGCATGGCGGTGGCGATCTGCTCGCCGCCCTGCTCCTTGACCATGTACTCCAGCGCCTTCGCGCCAAACTTGCCGGGCTTGAGCAGGCTGAACAGCGCCGGCATGCCCAGCATTTCGGTGCCGGACTCGATCATGCCCTGCGAGACGCCGAAGACCAGCGCCGGCGTCAGCGGCACGCCCTTGTCGCGCGCCTCGGCGAAGGCTTGCCCGCCAGTGTTGGCGCCCATCGACCACAGCACGGGGGACATGCGCGCGCCCGATGCGGCCGGTCCGCCAGGAACGAGTGCCAGGGGAAGCTGCAGCAGGTTCACGCCGAAAGACTGCGCGCCCGAGTACAGACCGGCCTCCCACACGTTGCCGGCCTTTGGCATCAAGCTGTCGGCTTGGCCGCGCGCGGTCTGGCCAAGCCGCGTTGCCGACTCCACGATGGGCCGGCCCGGAGCGCCCATCAGCTCGCCGGCCGCGCGCACCAGACCCCATGCGCCTTCGTTGAACTTCGGCCCGGCCGACAGCACGGCACTGCCGGTGTTGCCCAGCACGCGCAGGGCCTTTTCCACGCCGGTCAGGTTGCCGATGTCGTCATGGATGACCTTCGACGCCTCCATGTCGGCCAGCATCAGCGCTGTGGTCGGCGCATCGCGCGCGATGGCCTCGAACGGAATTTCTCCCATCACGGCCTGCTTCTTGACGGCCGGCACGTTCAGCGCCGTCAGCGTGGGCACGCCGGTACGCCGCGCGATGCGTTGGGCCTCGGCGTACACGTCGGGGTTGGTGTCGGCCGCCGCCATGTAGCCGAAGCGCGCGGCTGCGGCGCGGTCCTCGGGCGGCTGGGGCGAGAGCATCGCCGCTGCGGCGGCGTCCAGTTCGTTGTCGGTCATCGGGGGATCTGGTTGATCGCGGCTTCTCGTTGCGCGCTCGTCATGGGGCGCGGGCCGGGCAGGGTCGTGGTGCGGCTGCGCCAGTACAGCTCCAGCACCTGTGCATCGCTCGGGTTCTCCACGCCTTGGCGCTTGAGCGCGACATCAATACGCTTGCGGTCATCGCCTGGGATGTCGCCCGGCTTCATGCCGAAGATCGGCGCCGTGGTGCTGGAGAACCAGCCGCGCAGCTGTGTGCTGTGCGCAAACAGGCCGTCCAGGTGCTGCGCCACCTCGGCATCGGTGAACTTCTTGCCCGCCTCCTGCTGCGCGCGGATGAAGTAGTCGTTGACGAACTTGCGCACCGTGCCCACACGCAAGGCATCGTCGCTGCCGTCCTTGGGCGTGGGGTCCATCTTCATCTGCCGCAGCCGGTCGTTCAGCGACGCGTTGATGGCGCTGCTGTTCAGGTCGCCAGCGCCACCCTGGCCGGAGCCTTTGGCGCCAAGCAGCTTGGCCCGCTCGTTCGAGAAGTGCTTGAAATCGGCCTCGGACAGCTCGCGCCGCAGCGCGAAGAACTCGGCTTCGCTCAGGCCCTTGAGCGCCTGCGGGTTCTCGGTCAGGCGCTGGTACAGCAGCGGGCTGGTCACGTCGTCGCCCTTCGCCACCCGGCCGGCGAAGTTCATCACGTTGTCCACCTCCTTTGGGGGGATGGCGGCCACCAGCGCGGGCGGCAAGTCGCTGAACCGGCCACCGTTGCCCATCACGCCGCGCATGGCCTCGGCCACCGCCTCATCGCCGCGCTGCTTGATGGCCTTCTCGTTCTCGTTGAACTGGCGTTCCGCCTCCTGCCTCGCCATCTTGAGGCGGTTGGGGTTGCCCGCCAGGCGCGGGTCGGCGCGCAGGCCGGCGTCGATATCGGCGAACGTCGGTCGCGGACCGGTGCCGCCGCCCGAATTGAGCGCCGCGAGGTTCTTGGTCACGTAGTCCTGCGTCTGCTTGCGGTTCGCGGGCGTGCGGCCGTCGTTGTTCAACTGCCAGAACCAATCGGCCTGCGGCGTTCCAGTCTGCGCCTTGGCGGCGCGGGCCTGCGCTTCATCCACCCAGCGCTCGCCCGCGTTGTAGGCCGCCCACGTCTGGCCCGCATCGCCGTACTTCTTCGTCAGCGCGCCCAGCAGATCGCGGCCCACGCGTGCGTCGTCATCGGGCGTGCCGTTGGATGGCTTGATGCCGTGGCCAGGGTTCTTCGCCGTGGCCGGCATCACCTGCATGATCCCGCGCGCGCCGGCCGGGCTGACGGCGTTCGGGTTGCCGCCGCTCTCGCTTTGGATCGTGATCTGCATCATGCGGTCCATGTCGGTAGGAGCCAGCCGGCGCGAGGCTTGCCCGGCATACTCGCCGCCCACGGCGCTGCCCACCTGCGCATCCACCGCCTTCGTGATGTGGCCGCGCACCGCCAGAATGTCGGCGCCGTCCATCTGATCCTTGTAGCGCTTCAGGTATTCATCGGCATAGCTCGGGTCGTTCTGGTCCAGCGCGGCCATCAGCGCCACCTTGTGCGCGTTGCTGGTCAGCTTGCGGGCCTGCGATTCCTGCCACTCGGCCGATTGACCGGTCAGCTTGGCCTGCCGGTAGACCTCGCTCTTGATGCGCGTCACCGCCGCGTCCACGGCGTCAGGGCTGCGCCAGTTCAGCTCGATGTCGCGCAGGGCCGTGGCCTGCACGCCCTCGGCGACGGAGAGCTGGTAACCCAGGTACTCGCGCGATTCGTGCTGCGCCACGCCGCCACGGAAGTTCAGGCGCATCTCGCCAGCGGCGCGCTGGAACGCGGCCTTCTGCCGGTCGGTGCCCAGCGTGGCCGCGATGTCGCTTTCGGCGGCGGCCAGTTGCTCGTCGTAGTGGTCGGCCAGGGACTTGCCGTCAGGGCGGTCGAAAGCGTTCTTCCCCTTGACCGACAGGTATCCCACGTCCTTGTCGTGCTGGAGCGTGAGCTGCCGCTCCTTGAACTTGTTGGCCGCGTCGGTCAGGCGCAGCTCGTCGGCGCGCGCCTGCATGTCGAGCGCGATCTTGCCCGCCACCTGCCCGGCGCCCTCCAGCGCCTGGCCGAAGCCCTGCAACTGGCGCGCGCCGAAGTCACTGGCCTCGGGCGACACCAGCCGGCCCTGGGGGATGCCGCCCGGCGTGGCCTGCGGGCCTTCGGGCATGGGGACTCGGGGCATCGGTTACCCCTCCAGGATGGAGATATGGAACATGCCGCATGGTGCTGCGCGCGCGCCGCGTCACGCGCACCCGTGGTTGCCAGAAAATACGAAATTTTGTATGATTGTCCCGTGGCCGATCCCAAGCCCATCGAGTTCCGGGGCAGTTCCCTGGATGACCTTCGTTGCTTTCCCCTCGCGGCAAGGCGCGAGGCCGGCCATCAGCTCGATCAGGTACAGAACGGCCAGGACCCGGACGACTGGAAGCCGATGAATACGGTCGGTCAAGGCGTGAAGGAGATTCGGATTCGGGATGCCGCCGGGACGTTTCGGGTCATGTACGTTGCCAGGTTCGCCGAGGCCATCCATGTTCTTCACTGCTTCCAGAAGAAGACGCAGAAGACCAGCAAGGCCGATTTGGACTTGGCGGCGAGGCGCTACCGTGACTTGTTGCAGGAGCTAGGCCGATGAGCAATCAACGATTCGCCAGCATCTGGGATGCCATCGAGGACACCCCGGAGGAAGCGGAAAACATGAAACTGCGCTCCGTCCTGATGATGGCGCTGAAAACCCATCTCACGCGTTCCGGGATGAGTCAGGCACGAGCGGCCAAGGTGCTCGGCGTGACCCAGCCGCGTGTCTCTGACTTGATGCGCGGCAAGATCAATCTGTTCGGCCTCGATGCCCTGGTGAACATGGCGACGGCCGCCGGGCTGCGCATCGAGATGCGCGTGCTCGAAACCGCCTGAACCATCGCCGGGCCTTACCTCCAGCCGTTGTTCAGTTCGTACAGCGCGCCGATGGGGTCGCCAGCCGGCGCCAGGGTGCCCGGCGAGTCCCACGCGCCGGCCTTGCTGAAGTCGTACCAGCCGCTCGCCACCCGCCCCGCGCTGCCCAGCAGCGAGGTGGCCGCCGACAGGCCGGGGCTGATGCCGGCCGCGTTGGCGCGCGACATGGCCGCCTGGCTGCGCGCATTGCTCGCCTGCATGCGCTGGCCGAACGCGGCGCGCATGGCGTTGATCTCCAGCGTGGCGCGGTCGGCCTCGCGCATCGCATCGGTACTGGCCTCCACGTCCGCCGCGCTGCCCTCGTCCAGGGCGATGCCGTTGGCGGCCATGGCGGCGCGCTGGCGGCTCTTGAGCTGGCCGTATTGCGCCGTGGCCTGGGCGATGCGCTGATGGCCGTCGCGCAACTCGGCCTGCGCGCCCAGCTCGGCGATGCGGGCGTTGGCCTCGGCGATCGCGGCCTGCGCGCCCAGGTTGCCCTTCTGGATGCTGGCCTGCGAGGCGGCGCCGAAGGCGGATGCGACGCCGCCCGCCGCTTGCGAGAACAGCGAGATGTTGGCGAGTGTGCCGGAAGAGAAGCCCATGCGCGCATGATCCGGGCCAGCGTGCCCGTCACGCGCACCGGGTCAACCGCCGAAGACCACCTCGGCGGTCAGCGCCAGGATCGTCAGTGGCAGCGGGTCGGTCTGCCGCACGTAGAGCTGGCCGCCGCCCTGCACCCAGTCCGGCTCCAGCGGGATTTCGATCTCGCCGCTGACGAGCGCGGGCGGCGCGCCGTAGGGCTCGACGGTGCGCTGCTTGAACTCCTGCAGCGCGCCCAGGCTTGGGCCGGCGTGGATGCCCGAGGACCGGTGCACGCGCAGCCAGAGCTTGTTGACGTTCTTGACGCGCCCCTGGCCGAATGCGGGGTCGCCGGCGGGCGACACCACGGGCAGCGTGCGGATGCGGGCGTCGATGGGCAGGCCGACGTGCACCGTGGTCGCCGGCCGGGGCAAGGTGGCCTTGCCATCGGCCACCTGCTGCGCGGGCAGCACGGCGCCGTCGGCCAGGATGCTGACCTCGTGGCCGTTCAGGTGGTCGATGCCGGTCACCTCGGACACGGGCGGGTCGTAGTTGCGGGAGCTGCCGCAGTCCACGAAGTAGGCGTTGGCCTGATCGACGGCCTCGTTGCCCACCACGCGCCAGTTCATGCGCTCGATGCAGCGGCGCGTGACGCCGCCCAGCGTGCGCTGGACCACGAGGTAGGGCGTGTCCACCAGGGCCAGCTCGGACACCACGGCCACGCTCTCGAAGGCGCCGCCCTGCGTCTCGTGCGTGTGCCAGGCGCCGATCTGCTGCTCGGGCACGTAGGTCAGGCCCATCAGCTTGCCGGTGCTGCTGACGGCCCATACCACGGGATACGGCGCCTTCATATAGGCCATGTCCACGATGGACGCGACATCGAAGGCGTCGGCGTTGCGCAGGCTCAGGTCGCCCGTGACGTAGCCCTGCGCCTGCCAGTTGTAGCCCAGCTCGTGCACGTGGCCGCCGCGCGCCGCGGCGAACACCACCGAGTTATTGACGATCACCGGCTGCACGTTGTTGGCGCCGACGTAGCTCTGCGGCTTGACGCTGACCGAGGTGGGCGTGATGGCGTCGGAGTTGACCGAGGTCACGCGCCACTCGGTCGAGCTGGTCAGCAGCAGCAGGCTGGACAGCGGCACGATGTGGCGGATGGCGTTGACCTGCTGGGCCGCCACGCGGAACGCGATGCGGTCGTCGTCCCGCACGGGGACGCTGTAGGTCATGGCGTTCTCGGTGCCGGGCCGGGTCATCCAGACGTTCTGCGGCTTGAGCGCGGCCCCGGCGAAGACCTTGCGCTGCTCGTAGTAGCCCACGGCGGCCGGCCAGTCGCTGGCCAGCGTGGCGTCGTACCGCGGCGGCACCCGGCTCATGTCGGGCGCGATGTTGTCGTCCACCATCGCCGGGTCGGAGATGCCGACGATGCGCCCGATGAAGCCGTAGGCGCCGCCCTGGCGCTTGTAGACGATGTACTCGCGCGCGCCGGGCGTGGCGGCCATCACCTCGATGGTGTTCTTGTTGCCGGTGACGAACAGGTTGTTGTCGATCTCGGGCAGCTCCGCCGGTAGGGATTCGGCGCCGTCGCTGTCGCGCACCCAGGTGACGGCGTAGCGGTACTTCAGCGTCGGCGGCATGCCGGTGGCGACGGTGGCGTCGGCGGTGGCGCTCACCGTCGCGGGCGGCGGCGCGAAGTCGATGGGCATCAGTTGCCAGTCGAGCGCGCCCAGGCGGCGCAGCTCGTGCGGCGGCGCGCCGGGGTGCACCAGGGTCACCACGTCGGCCGACTGGACGTAGTGCACGTCCATCAGCATGGCCTCCGACCACGGCGCGGCGATCTCGTAGGGCACCGGCCCGTCCATCAGCGTCTGGCCCAGCGTGTGGAAGCGAATGTAGTGGTGCCCCAGCTCGATCACCATCGTCTGGTCGATCGAGAAAATGAACGGGATCAGCCGCGCCTTGCGGTCGTTGTACTTGGCGAAGGCGACGAAGGTGGTGCCGGGCCGGTTCTCCACCGCGCCCTGGGGCCGCGCCATGAAGTTGACGCACTCGGCCAGCCCGGTCTGGTACTTGCCGTCGTCGATGCGGCCCCACATCTCCTTGGACACCTCGCCACCGGCGAAGCTGCGGGAATACAGGCGTTGCGTGGCCATCAGGCGCGCCCCGCGATCCACGCCGGCACGTGCGCGGGCGCGGTCTGCCGGCCCTGGTTGGCGTCCGCTTCGGCCGCCTTGCCGGCCTGCGCCAGCGCCACCTGCAACAGGGCCTTGGCCGTGCCGGCGCCGGTGTCGCCCTTGATGATGGGGCCGGCGATCATCGAGGCCAGCCAGTACGACAGCGCCAGCCTGAACAGCGGCGGCAGCACCTGCGGCATGGGCGCGGAGCGGGTGTAGCGCGCGAACGCCGTGGCCGCGTGGGTGCAGATGACCGTGGGGCTCACCGCGCCGGCCTGGCGCTCGTAGTCCACGGGCGGGCCGTCCGCCGCCTCGCTCAGGTGCCAGATGCGCAGGCAGGCCACCGGCTCGGCGAACACGCTGGCCCAGCCGGGCCGCGTCTCGGCCAGCGGTGCCAGCGCCTCGGTCAGGGTGGCGAAGCCCCAGGGGTGGAACTCCAGCAGCGCGCCCATCGCCAGCGGGTACATGTTGGCGCAGAGCTGGGCGTAGACGGAGCCCTCGGGCGGGTCGACGGCCGAAATGGTCGCGGCCTGCCCGATGTGGGACAGCGCCAGGTTGCACACGTCAACGGTAGGGGTCATGCGCTTCTCACGAAAAAGAAGGGGCGCGATGCCCCTTCAAAATTGGTCGCAACAACCAATGGAGACAATCAGGCCAGGGGCGGTTCGGGCTTCTCGCGCTTGGGCGGTTTCTTCTCTTCCTGCGCGGCGGCGGGCTCGAACCAGGTGGCGCGCTGGCCCTCGGGCACGTCGAACACGTCGCCGGGGGCGCGCAGCGCGCCGTGGTAGCCCTGCTTGGATGCGATGACTTTCATGGCGGCGGCTCCGGTCAGGCGATGCGCGGGCTGTCGGGGTACGGCGTGTTCTGCTGGACGCCGGTCACCACCTGCGCCGAGAACTTGCCGGCCGTCAGCGGGCCGGTGCCCACGGTGTAGTTCACGCGGCAGTAGCGGCGCAGCCGGGTCGGCATGGGCAGCACGACCTGCTGGCCGGCGCCCAGCGCGGCCTTGGGCGTGGCGCCCGTGGCCACCACGTCGGCCCAGGTCGCGTTGTCGGCCGAGTCCTGCACGGCGAACGTGATGGTGGCGGCGCCGGCCGCGGTGGCACCCTCGTCCACCGTGATGACCATCTTCGTGAGATCGTCCATGCCGGTGTACGAGG